GGGTTGCGAATCTTAACACACAAGGACTTATTATGACCTCTCGTTATCGTTCTATGGGTGGTCACTCTCAGAGTGACCTCAACGTGAACTTTGTTCACGGTGGTACGTCGTATCTCCATGAGACTATCGACTACCCCGATCAACTACAGACAATGTCTGATGTTGTTACGCCCAATTTTCGGGCGCGTATTAGAGCTGGTGAGATAATTAATAATAATTGTGTTTTAACGGTGAAGAATGAATCTATGGCCCATGGGTCGATTCATTATAAACAGAAAAGCGGTGATCCGCCTACTGAGTACTCACTCGATGGTCACGTATGCGATTTTCGTATGCGTAGTTATCTTGTGGGGTACTTACCTGTCGATGTTAGCTCCTCCGAACGGAGGGCAAAGCTTGTAGCTCTTGCTAATATCGATTCAACACCGTACGCGTTTGGGGAAGACTTGGGGGAACTTGGCGAAACCATCCGGTTTCTAAAAAGTCCTTTTAAGTCTCTCCTCAAACTTACTAGACGTCTTCGTCGACAAGCCGATAAACGGTTTGCTGCTCGTCCGCTTAGTCAGCGTCTGAAGGGAGAATATTATCTCACTAAAGACATTGCCTCGGTATACCTGCAGTATCAGTTCGCTTTGATGCCCCTTGTACGTTCTGTACAATCGGCTATTGAAGCTTACAGCTATATCCCGAAGAAACTGCCTCCACGCTTGACAGCGAGAGGTTTTTCTGACGGATCTGAATCGGTTTCCGATTCAGTGACCGGATCTACATATAGATTCGATCGTAGTTCGACGGCGACGTCTAAGCATCACGCCTCAGTTCTTTATGAGGTTTCAAATCCCGTAAGGGATTTGCAGTGGCGCTTAGGTCTTAGGGTAAAAGATGTACCTGTAACAGTGTGGCAATTAATGCCACTTTCGTTTATGGTCGATCGGCTTGTTGATGTACAGTCTTCTATGAAGGCTGTCACCAATTTAGCTGACCCTAGGGTTAAGATTCTGGCTGCTTCGGTATCACGAAAAACTGATAGTATAAAAACTATCAGCCATACCGCGATATCTGACAGCGGCTGGACCCGATCGGGAACTGTAGGCCCTCAAAAATATGAGGAATTTACCTACGCTCGATCTGTTTGGCACCCATCCTTATCGGATACTATACCGGAATTTACTCCCGGGCATGTAGTCGATTCGGCAACTAAAATCATGGACGCCGTAGCACTAATTCGTGTGCTATTGTTGAAATGAAAATAACAGGAGGCAAATTATGCCTATTAAAACTGGCACTATAAAAACTAGTGCACTTATCGCTGTCTCTGGCGGAACTGATGTATCTTTGTTGTCTCGCGGCGGAAGCCTCGGAACGATTAAAGTAATCTTAGACGATGGTTCAGAATATCTGAACCAAACTGCGATGGATTTTTCCATCAAAGAGCCTAAGGTTAACATCGGTTCACCTAACGGCTATACCCAGATGCGTAATGTTTTGAAGATTACGCAACCCAAAGTACTATCTAATGGTAATTCTACATTAAATAGTGTCACTGTGAATCTTGGCACCGATGTGGAAACATCAAATGCTGAGATTAGCGAGCTATTACAGCTTGCTTCACAGGTTTTGACAGAATCATCATTTGATGATTTTTGGCAAAACCAAAGTGTAGAGTAACATGGCTCAGTTTGAAGAATGGTGTATACTGTTCTTCGATTTAGCCTATAAAATGTTACTTTCTTATTTCGGAAACGGAATGGTATAGAAGTTAAACTATTATCATAATGGAGAATCCAAATGAAAAATAGCAAGAGACGTCAAAAAGCGAGGCTCTTTGACCCTGATGTGATCTCAACGAAGGTCCAGCAGGCACTTAGTCGTGATTTCGAGTCCTTTACACAGATGTACAAAGGAAACGATAGCATAACGCGTGATGCGTTCACAAGACAACGGGACACACTTTTGAAAAAGTATGTTTCACCAGACGCTAACCAGGACCATCTAACTGCTGAGGCTTTTGAGAAATTCAAAGGCATTAACTCACATATGTTAGATTATAACATCAAACACAGTCTTGCGACTGTCGATGATGCCCCTTGCTTTAAAGGGGATGATCGGTTAACTAAGGTCCACAAACGAGTAAAGAGTTTACTCTTATTCGTTTTAGGAAATTTGGATGAAGAGGAATTATTTGTACAGTGTAAAAACTCTGCAGGTACATCTTTAGGAGTATCATATTCTGATACCTCGCAAGATGCTAAATTCTCTTATCCTATGTCTTGTACAGAAAGTGCTAAACCACTGTTCGATCGTTACTTATCATTCGACTATCAGTTGAATGACGCTATTGAGGATCTTAATAGCCATATGGCATTCGCCACGAAGTACGATATCGTCCAGGGATCACGAGCTACAACAGTCGAGAAAACTTCGACCCAACGGCGATTTATCGCCATTGAACCCACGTGCAATATGTTTTTGCAACAAGGGTTAATGCGTGTTCTTTACGAACGCATGGAAAAAGTTGGACTAGATGTAACGTCCTTACCGGAAAAACACAAGAAGTTAGCTCGAGAATCGTCTATTACTTGCAAAAATGCAACGATAGATTGGTCTTCTGCCTCTGACTGTGTTTCGATTGAATTGCTAAGGCTGGTTTTACCAGCCCGGTGGTTCGCATTGATTTGCCAGGTTCGGTGCAATACGACGACGCTTAACGGCGAAGTTGTAGAGCTCCAAATGGTTTCATCAATGGGTAATGCGGGAACTTTCCCGATTGAGACGTTAATCTTCTGGGCATACGCCATCTGTACAATAAAAACATCAAAAAATATATCACCAAGTCGAATACCGGACATCCGGGATTTTGACGAAGTGAGTGTATTTGGCGATGATTGTATAGTACCGACGTTATTCGCATCTGATTTTATAGATGTGATGACGCAGGTCGGTTTCATAGTGAACAAGGAGAAATCCTTCTATGAAAACGAGCAGTTCAGAGAATCCTGTGGAGGTGACTACCTCTCAGGATACGACAATAGGCCTTTTAGTTTAAAGGGTCCGACATCGACGAAAATGAGTGCGTTAGAGCCTTGGCTATACATAATCATTAATTCTCTTTTAAAGAAATACTTTATGTATTTCGGAGAGGTTAACTATGTATACGACAAAGCTTTATATCACTATGTTTTCGGTTTATTTAGGCTGCATAAGATCAATGTAAAACTTGTGCCGTCTGATTTTCCTGATGACTCCGGGTTGAAGGTATCTTCTGATATCATTCGACTTGCACGTGAATATGGGGTAGTATTTTCCCCAATCTCACGTTCCCACCATGGGACGTTATCATTTAATTACTGCTCTTTCAAATATCGAAAGAAAAGGACATTACATGATGCGGTGCGTTACGCTATTGGTTTGAAAAAACCTGTAGCCTATGACGTGAAGCCTTTTTTAAAGGGTGTCATTCGGAAACGCGGTGGTTACACTGTAGCGAAAGCTTTCACGGCCCATTGGACCGTGCCCGATTTCCGGGTCCTGCAATAGGAAAAGCTCCTAAACACAAATCTATAAAATTATAAAATATCATAAAATTATAAATTCGTTACACAAAGGC